GTTCGCCTTTATCATCATGTTCAAAATAAGGATCACGAGTTTCCTCACGATCCTCGTTGTACTCTTTATTTTTAGCTTCCAATAATTTAATCAACTTAGTACGTCCACGACTTGCTTTCCCTTTAAGCTTTAATTTCCCTAAAAAGTTGCCCACTGGTACCAAGTCTGCATTTTGTAATTTAATTGTTTTTGTCATTGTGCTGCTCCTTTTAATTGTTTGATTTCTGTTTCAAGATTAATTATTTTACTATTTAATTCTTTGATTGCTTCCACAGTGTATCCTAAAATGGTTCCATCATCACGACCTGTTCCATCGGCACTGATAAAGTCATATGGTATATGATATTGTGGCTTGTCATTAACGTCATCAATAACTGCGGTTGCATACGTTTTAGATATACCATTTTTTAAATCGGATTTATAGTTATAGTTGTAAATATCGGTTCCTATTAATGCTGATAAGGCTGTAGCACCATCTAATTTACTTAAATTTGTCTTTAAACTTAATAGTGATGTCTGAGAAACTGATTGGACATGGATTTGCTGCATACTACTGGTATCCCCACCCCAGAACCAGTATCCAGAACTATTAGTTGTAAAGAAACTATGCCCATCAGTGCTATCCTGATGATTAGTCCCCCAGTATATTCGTTTATCATGGCCAATGTTAAGAGTTATGCTTCCTGCAGCATCCAATGTAATTCCTGCACCTGCTAAATATGCATTTGAACCATCATCTACACCTTCACCTTGCCAAGCATTAGTTCCTAGATAGAATACCGGTTTGACTGTTAAACCACCAACACTTGTGTATGAGGATCCTGCGAATATTTGAATATCTTTTTGTAATCCAATAACAGCTTTCCCATTATTACTTAATCCTATGAAAGATCCGACAATAGATGTCCCAAGCATAGCGCTTGAGGATAGTTTTATCCCTGTAGCATTATTTGTTCGCATTACCAATCCATTTGAACCAATAATATCCATTCCGTATGTTGATGCATCAAACAAATTAGAATTTCTTTGAATAGAACCATACATATCCGTTGCATTCGTTTGGTAGTTATTTATAGAAGTTAATTTAATAGACCCAGCATCCATAATGAATCCTTGATTTGCATTATCATATACCTGCAATATGCCTTTTTGGATCCACACATTATTTCCTGAGCCATCATAATCATGAATACCATTACTATCTATCCAAGTGTCATGATCTGAACTAGACTGATGGAACGAAACACCAGTAATTGTGCCACCACTGATATAGTCGCCGCTTAGCGTACCACTACTGATATTGTTTGCATTCAAGTTAATCACGTTGACGTTTGCCGCATTCAGTGTACCAGCCGTGATTTTATCCGCGGAGATTGAGTCGATCATCGCTGACTTGATTACTGCGTCGTCTATCGTGGTTGTGCCGGTGATGTGGACTTTGTTGCCAGCTATCAGGATTGACTCCGAGCTGACGTTAATCTGATTAATTACGTCGTTTTTCTGAACACGGAGGTTGATGTTGTTGGAAAGTTGTTGGATTTGGGAATAATTTGCTATTTCGGATGCCGTGGGACACCACGGTGTAGCAATTGAACCTTTTTCTAGCTTTAGTTCCTTATATTCAACACCAGATATACTTGTATTAGCATTATAAGCACGTATGGAAATATCTCTACTCTTGTCTGATGAATTTAGACTTGATATAGTAGCAGTTGAATAACCATCACTGTTGGGAGCAACCTCAGACCCAATTGTAAATTTGCTTTCACTCCCAAATATAGTAACTTCTACGGGCGAAGAAGAAGTATTATGGATATAAACCCGAAGAGTTAGCGCTTTGCCAGAAGTGTTGGCAATCTCAGCAGTTGAAAAATTGTAAATAGTTCCGTCTGAATATTTGCCACTGGAATCAGGTGCTGTTTGCAAAGAACTACTTGTTCCGGTTAATAAGTTAGCCCCAACTGCACTATTAGCCCAGTCTGTCTGACTAACCTTACTATTAACCATGTTTGTTAATTGAGTTACCTCAGTATTATACGTGCTGGACTCTACCTTAGTAGCTATCGAGTTAGCCAGCTCGGTAATCTTAGACGTGTATGTCGCAGTGTCCACCTTGCCTGATACTGTTGTGGAGAGTGAGTTAACTGTTTGTGTTAGATTGGAAACTGATGTAACTGTTGCGTTATCTGCTGGGTTAGCGGAGTAATCAGTAGCTACACTGCCCTTTTCTAGCTTAAAATTATTCTCATATTTACCGTTGTCTTCATCTGGACTGAAACGAATAAATGAAGCCCCTGTTGGAATCGTTATTGTTTGTGGTAATGTATTTGAAATTTTTTGGTCAGCTAGCCTAGACATAAATGTCTTTGAATTATCATAAAAAGCTACCCTACTTCTACTTTCTGATAATGTAGTTGATATGGTATAGTTTTCTCCAGCTACAACTTCAATATAATCGGTAATGAAAGTTGTTGGAAGCCCTATATTTTCACCATTACCATCCATTGACATAGTATTTATAACAGACGAAGCAACAATTAAATTAGTCCCCACTGCCGAATTATTTACTTGCGTCTGAACACTCGCAATCGTAGAGCTTAGGCTTGTTGCCGTGGCTGTGATTTGATTAGTCGTCCAAGTTTGTGTAGCATAATTCGCAATTTGAGTATCAAAATCACTTGTTGAAAGCTTTAATGCTAAACCGTCTTCTAATTCCGCTATAGTAGCTGTTGAACCACCTTTTAGTGTAGTTACTTCTTCGCTAACAGAATTAGCAACAGATGAAGCACTGACTGCTTGCGATATAGCATTATTTGCCACTGTGGTAGCATCATTAGCTGTATCGCTTGCTGTTTGTGCGCTTGATAGTGCGTTATCGGCGGTGGTAACTGCATTGTTAGCGTTAGTAGTTGCTGTAGCGGCGTCTGCCATAGCATTATCAACATTTGCTTTAATTTCTTCCCCAGTTAAATCACTAACAATTAACGTCCATTTACCAGAGCCGTCTGATTGTCTCACGTATTGCCACAGCTCAACTTTATTACCATTTTGCTTATACCATTGATCACCTATCTTTGCGGTGTTTGGCTCTTGTGTGGTATCAGTGCCATAAATGTAATTACCAGTAGCCCCAATACGTCCAGCTAGTTCCTTGACTGTTTGTGATAGTGTACCCGAATATGAGTAACTACTGCTTGAGGTGGACGTTTGGTCAGCTTTAGAAGTTGCTGTTAGCCCGCCATCAAAAGTCATTGTATATGAGTTATTAGGCACGTTGAAACTGTTACCTTTGGTATCCTTTAATGTCAGCCAGTCGCCTGCTTCAACGGCCGGATTGCCGAACCACGTTAGTGAGTATGGATAAAACGTAATATCCTTAATTGTTGACCAAATACTATCTAGCCTTGTTTGCGTCATAACATTATTGGTCAATTCAATTTGTGAACCAGTCGTTTCGCCAGCAGTTAATGTAGATGTCGTTTCGCTACTTTCGCCAGTTGAATCGGTAGTGGTTGTTGTAACTGATACAGACATACCGCCAATTTGATACGTAGCTTCGTTTTTAGTAAGCCCACTCTGCTCATACTGGCTAGCATCTAAAACATAGCTTGCATCATTAACCGTTCTGATTGTCAGCTTTCCATCACGGTCAAATAACGCAAAGCCACCATAAAACTGTGCTATCCAACCAATTGCCGTGCAGTAAGTTTGACCGCTAATTGCACTTGCTAAATCAGTTTGGGTGGGCAATTCTGCAATATCATCAGTATTCAATTCGACACCTGACATATTAGCTATTTCAGCAATCACATCAGTAACTTTAGCTGGATAAGTTAGCTTAGATGTGTATGTTCCTTGCATGGCGCAAAATTGGTCATAAGCTTTGATAGTCGTTGCATCGTTGTTTCGATCCATCGTGATTTCATCGCTAATAATAAAAACACCCAATGGGCAATATTCATAAGTCCCATCAGGCAATTTAATCCCTATTTTTGCTGTTACTTTATATCCTTGCTCTAACCCTTCTACTAGATGTGCGAAAGTTACAGTTATGTTGTTCTCATACGTTGAACCGACACTAAAAGTATCGCCAGTCCATGCTCCAGAATCATATGCAATCGAAGTTATATCACTGGTTCCATAATCAGTTTCATTACCACTACTATCTGTAATGGTAACCTTTCCATCAAGCGTTCGCTCGGTTGCGCGCCATGCGGTTAACGCTGCATCGCTTTGTTTATACATTTTTTAATTTCACCTCCTACTGTTCGATAAAGTCGGCCGACAAGTTTTGCCAAATATACTCCAATGTATCTGGATTGAAAGTATAAACTGGCGTTGTTCGGTCGCCTGTATAAAATGTTTTGGTAACCATGCTGCCCTCTTGCGGGTCAAGATATGTGCAAGAAAAAAACTGCCCTGATATAGCTTTTAGAATCACGCTACATTCAGAAACAGTTAATGGGCCCCACTTTACAGTGAGTTTCCTTTTGATGGCTACACGGTCGCGGTGAAGTAATCCATTTGCGTCACGTGAAGCTTTAGTATCAATATCTTGAATCGCCACTTCCAATGACGCTGGGGCTTTCACCTGTGCCCCATTTATCGCTAAATAATAAGCCATAAGTTACTCACCTCCTAAAGATTTAACATATTGCGATGGTTCTTAGCGTTAACAGAATTAATACCTTTAATTGCTGCTTGGCCAAGCTGGTCGCTGTCCATGTTCACTGTTAGATTAATATTGATTGGCTGGTTAGAATCGGTTGATGAACCTGTTGCCATTTGCAATCCTTGAACAATGGCATTAACTAAGTTCGTGCTTAACTGACTAATGCCGCCTGACTGAACTGTTGCGCTTGCACTAGAGTTGCTATTTGCAGAAGCTTCCGTGTTAACTGCTCCAGTATCAGCTGTTAAGACTGTTGGCATCTGCAAACCACTGGTAAAGTTTTCGCCAATATAGTTCATAGCCTCTTTAATCAACTGCAATGTTCTAGCTTTGTTGGTTAATGGTAATACCATCTCAGTCTTATTTCCCTCAGCAAGCGGATATAAGTTTTCTTCTGTTACCAATCCACCATTTTCATAACCGTGCCCATGGCCGATAACTGAAAGCATATCTGATGCGCCATAACGATGCTTAGCATAATTTATTGCTGCCAAAATATTGTCATAACCATTAAAAATATCGTTGTGACCGGGGAATTTATAAGCGTTAAATGTAGCACTAATAGTTTGTAATAGTCCTTTTGCCAAATCACCGGTTAAAGTGTTTATGTCAGTGTAACCACCCTGAACAGCTTTAGCGTTACCACCAGATTCGGTTTGGATTTGTTTTACCCAAGCATTTACATAATTATCAGTAGTAGGTAAACCATTTTCGCGTAAACCTTTTTTGACAGCACTACGCCAGCCTTCAGCCCCGGGCCCGGTTTGTTGTGAGCTGCCACCAAACTTCTTTAAAATGTTTCCAGCCCAGCTAGTTAATCCATCTTCAAGTGTATTAACTGAACCTTTAGCTAATTTAGTCTGGGTATCAGTCCAGCCCCAATCATAGGACATGAATTTGTTGACCATGTAATCAAGCAATTTCTTAGGGTGTGTAACATCATCTAAGATACTGTCAAATTCATCTGTTACACCGCTCCAAATGTCACCGCCTAGACTGCTCCAATCGATACTTGATAATGATTTAAGGGCATCTTCTAGACCGCTGAAGTCAAAGTTGAAATCACCAATCCCACCAGCATAATGCGGCATTAGCTTGCTTATTGATGCTTGTGTTGCGGCAGCTGACTTAATCTGTGTACCGGCTGGCAGTGGCAATACTAAGTTTCTAACAGCTGGGAAAATGCCTTGCTTACCATTAGGCAACTGGTACGATTCACGATAATCGGCACTATTTTCATCATTGACCATTGCTAGGCCGCCGGGGTGATTAGCTGTACCATTAGCCCAGTTAAACCAACCCCAGTTTGTGCTTCCAGCACCTAACTTACTCAAAACCCAGTTGATACCATCTTTGATTTTTCCAACTGCTTTTTTAACAGGATCAATGATATATTTCTTTAAGTCAGCCATAGCATCTTGTACAAAATGAAATCCATTTCTGATCCCTGATGCTATATTAGAACCCAATCCGCCAGCACCTTGAGTAATAGTAGTCCACGCATCACTCGCATAGCCTTTAACATTTCTAAAATATCCCGGTGTGTTGTCTTGCAAACTTTGCCATGCCGTTAATGCCTTGGTTTTTGCTTGATCGGACATATTACTGATTTTGTCATGAATCGATTGCCATGTGGAATGAGTCCCACCACTAACAGTTGTCCACGCGTCACTCGTATGAGATTTAATGTTATCCCATGCTGACGAAGCACCTTTATGAGCATCTTCTGCTTTATCTGAAACATATTTTTTTACATCGTCCCATTTGTTGGAAGTACCGGTTTTAATGTCGTCCCATGCTGTGCTCGTTTTGTCTTTGAGCGTATCCCATGAGCCTTTAGCATCTTTCCAAGCATCTTCGGAAGCTGTGCTAATATGGTCTTTAATCTTGCCCCATTTCTCTTTGGTATCGGTTTTCATATCGTCCCAAATGGTTGACATTTTGTCGCCAACATCGTCCCAGAATTTACCCCAATTCTTTTTAAAGCTCTTAAGGTTCTTCTGCAAGTCCGTCCAAAGATCATCAACCCACTTTTGGAATTTAGGGTTATTGTCGTATAAAAGAACTAATCCACCAGCAATAGGGTTAACAATCAGTAAAGCTACGCCACCCCAATTTTTCTCTAACCACTTAATAGCATCACCAAGCCACTTAGTTATTGACTTGTATAAGTCGTTACAGAACTTCTGAAACTTCTTATCATGCTTGTACAGTGCAACTAGTCCAACTACAACTGCTGCTACTGCAGCCGCTAATAGTACATAAGGGTTCAAGTCCATTGCAGCATTTAAAATAACTTGTCCTGCCGCAGCCAGTTTAGACCAAACACTCCAACTCTTGAGTGCATTCCAAATAGAAACTATTTTGCCTGCAAATGTTGTCCAGCCTAATTTTGAGTATGACCACAGAGTTTTCATATTAGCGATTGCGCTCATAAAATCTTCTAATCCCGTTATTTTGAAGAATCCTTTTAACAAACTTTTAAACGGGCTAACTTTTGATGCATTCTCGGCTAAAGTAGCTAGTAGTCCAGTACCTTTTTCAAGCCCATTAGATGCAAGTTTAACAGCAAACATGCCAATAATAACTTTAGCAGCAGTTTCAACTGTCTTTTGGTGTTTGTCTACCCAATCAGATATATCTGTTAGCAAGCCAGTTAGCTTTTTCAACACATCAATAATCACACCGCCAGTCCATTTTGCTAACGGTTCTAAAAAACTATCCCAGATCCATTTGAACGCTGGTTTAGCTGCGTTGATAATTGAATTAACGGCTTTTAATGCTGCTGCTAACAGATTTAAGAAGTTGGGAAGCAGTTCAGTAATGGTAAATTTAGCAAGCGGTAATAGGATATTTTCATAGCCCCATTTAAGGCCGTCAAATACATCTTGGATAATTGGCTTAATTGCATTGAGCAATGTTTGGATAGATTCTAATAGTGGCGTGAAATTAAGCTTAGATGACCATGCCACGGTATAATCAGCCATATCTTTTAGATCATCAAGAATTACATCGATAATGCCTAGGATAGCTTTAAAAATACCGGTGCCGGTGTTTCCAACTTGCCATGCTTTGTCAAACTGACTTGCAAAGTTACCAATAACTTGGAAAACATCTTTAGCAATAGTCAAAATATCTGAAAACATCTTAACGCCTAAATTACTGCTGAACGCTTTTTGGAATGAGCTAGCAATATCGTTAATCAAAATAATTACGTTGTTAGCCGCAGTCAAAATAGCTTTAAATAATTCAGTTCCAAGATTTCCATGTTTCCAAGCATCATCAAAAGCTTTTGCAATTGTTCCAACGGTTGAAGCAACTGTTGTTAAAAGCTTAATAATATTGCTAATTATCTGTTCGCCAAGATTATTATCATTAAATGCTTGCCTGAATGATGTAGCAATGTCATGCAACAACACCAATACATCGTTTAATGAATCAAAGATAGTCTGAATCAGTTTAGTACCAGCATTGCCATGATTCCATGCTTCATCGAATGCTTTACCAATATCCCCAATGATATTCAGCAAATCTGCCACTAATTGCAGAAGGTTTTCCATTGTTTCTTTGCCAGTTCCATTAGTCCAAACTGACATAAATGACCTGCCGACATCTTCGAAGTCTTTTCCAAGTTCTTTAGCTGCATATTTAGCCGCGTCCATAACTTCTTGACCTTTATCTGCCCATGCTTCTTTCATTGGGTCAAATAGTTCACCAAGTATCTTTTTAAGACGATTAGCAGCATCTGCCGCTGAATCAAAGACTGAACTAGACGGTGTAAATGGTGTATCATCTTCTGCATCATCAGAATCCGTACTCTCAGTTGGGATACTATCTGGTGAAGAAACAGTCGGCTGAGATGTGTAACTCTCTTTGGATTGGCTTTCAGGCTTACTGATATCATTAGACTGATTTTTATCCAAAATGTTAAGTTCATCAAACCCCATGAGTGATTCAGTTAATTCTTCAGCCGCTTTCTTTTGTTTCTCATATGATTCAGTAGCAGCCTTGTTTGATGCAGTAATTTGAGCATTTTCTTTTTGTACTTCAGCTCTTGCTTTACGATTTGATTCTTCAATTTCCTCATTTTGGTGTTTTACAGCTAATGAATTTTGACGATTTTCTTCTCTAATCTGTTCATTAGCCTTTTTTATCGCCTTTGATGCTGCTGATGAAGATGAACTTGTATCGTTTAATGCGCTGACCTGCTCCTTTAAGTTTTTAGCACCACTCTTTGCAGCACTAAAGCTCATACCGGTTAAAGCTGATGTAAATTGGGCTAACCAAGACGTAGCTTTTTCAAGTGACGACATTAACGCATTAACAGCTGGTAAAACGTAGTTATAAATTGGATAAAATGCCGTTAACAAGTTATCTTTGATTGTTTCAAGACTAGCAGCAAACTTCTTATTAACTTCAAAGGCTTGTGCCGTACTTGTGGCTAAGCTACTAATTCCATTCCACAACAATCCGTAGACAATAAGCATAGATGGCAAGAACATTAACTGCTGGCGTATACTACTCAAAACACCATAGCATTCTCTGCCAGAACGACTAGCCTTAGACATTGAAGATTCACTTTCGCGGCCAAACATATTCATGCTGCTTGTAGCTTTTTTAACTGCATTGCTGATTTTGCTAAAGAAACCCCCACCAGACATCTTACTCATGTTCATACTTGCATGGCTGGCTGATTCACTCATTTCATTCATTGAGCTAGCAGCTTTGCGTGCGCTGGAGCTATCTTCATTCATTTCAGTGTTAACTTTAGATAAAGCGGATTTTAAAGGTTCGACTCTATCTTCAATATAAGCGTACGACTGCGATAGTTCATCGTTAGAGTTAATTAGTTTTCTTATTTTATCCTGTGTGGACATAATGGATTTTTCATAAGATGTTAATTTACTCTGACTTTTTTCGCTCCCTGGTGTTATTTTAGCCGAAGCTTGTAAATCACTATAAGTAGTTTCCAACCGCTTGAGCTGGTCTTTGAGGGTATTAATCTTGCCCTCATTTTGATCCATAGCAGTGCTAATTCGCTTTAACGAATCAGGTATGGCATCAAACTCCTTTCGCATCTGTTGGGCTAATGATTTAGCTTGGTTTTGATAACGAACCATTTTGGCTTGAGCTGACGCTACTTGATTATCAATCTTAACGCCTTCGGTACCCGTCTGTTGGGCATTAGAAAGAGAATTCTTTTGACTGAGCAATTCATTGATTTTGGCTTGGGCTGCCTTTGCTTGTTCCATTTTTGAGTTGATTGTTTGAACGACAGATTCTAAATCATCACTAACTTTTTGCTTAGTTGTACTAAACATTCTGCCAGCTGATTGACTAATCTTTTCCGAACCGGTCTGAGTCGTATCAGACATTTTACTAAACGATTCACTGATCGTTTGATTAACTTGTCTTATTTCCTCTTGGACTTTGCGCAAGCCCTCTGATAAATCCATTGCTTGTTCAGTTTTTTGCATCGATTGTTGGGCTGTACTAGCTGTTAAATCGCCAAACTGTTGAAACGCTTCTTGCATCCGTTGCAATTGTTCTTTCACGTTGTCCCAATTTACTTTAAATAACGTTTCAAGACTTTCAAGTTCCAAACTAATTTCCCCCTTTCTTTAACTTATTAAATGCTTTAACTCTTGCTGCTTGAGCCATTAATTGCATCTGGTCTTTTTTCCATTCTGGCGCTTGTTCAACTTGCTTTTGCTGCTCGTCTTTCAAAAATGGATAAGCTTCTTCAAGTTTAGGCATTTTAGACGGGTCATTAAATGCGAAACTAATCAAGTTAGCTTGCTGATGATCCATCATTGCTCTAAACTTCATCTGATCAATTCTATTTTTACGATTTGCGAGCAATTGAACCATCGCTTCCTTAAAAGTCATATGCCAAAACTGCTCAGCATTAACTCCATATTGAACAGCTATCGGATATAAATCTTCGATTAAATCAGTAACTGTACTATATGTTTTTACTTCTGACTTTTTACTGATGTTTTGAGTTGAGATACCGAACTGGTCTTGGATTGAGTGTCCTTTTTGCCGAAAAAACCGCCAGCTTGCATTGTTTCAGTCACTAGTTGGAGCAAGTCCATAGTGGTGTGCCCATCTTGCAGAAACTTACGGCAAGCATCTTTGATTTTTTCATCAGTAACGCCGTGTACTTGGTTAGCGCCCTGCAAAAAGATTAAGCAGTCTTTAATTGACGGCATTTTTGAACCATCTTGGTCTAAGAACAAGCTCATAAGTGCTTTGTTACCTAGACGAGCTTCGATAGCTTCAATTTCATCAAGCGATAATCTTAATTTCAGTGTTAAATTTCCAAATTGAACTTCTTTCATTAGTAAAATCCTCCTGTTTTATGAAAGCCGCCAGCAGTTTCCGCGTGCTTATTATGATTTTCTTAGGCGACTAGTGTTGAATCGATTAATTAGTTACGACTTTGGATAGTAAGTTGTTGTTTTAGCTTCCACTTGTCCCTGTACTGGGTGCAGCAGCAAAGTCTGGCCCATCTGAAACAACTACAGTAATGGTAAAGTCAATTGAACCATTAACAGCAGCTTGAGCAGTCGCTAAAGTGAATGACCCGCTAAATGTAGCTGTCATGCCGTCTGGATAAGTTACTTTCCAGTCATAAATAGTTTTGCCATCAGCTTTAGAAATCAAATCGCTGAAATTAGTAGTTTTGTAAACTGTCGTAAACGCCAAGTTAGACACACTTTGTAATCCAGCTACACTCTTTTTTGAATCATCATCTAAAGCAGTAACATCAATCGTCTGTGGTGACCCACCAATCGCAGGCACCGTTTTAACACCTGCAACGGCCGTAAAAGTAGTTGCCCCCTGTGCTGCATATGACAATACTGTTCCTTGTGCAGACAATCCTTCGATAGATGTATCTGCAAATCTCTGTAAATCAAATTTAATTGTTTTAACCATTTAAAATCCTCCTCGTATTATATGTTTATAAGTTACACATCTTTTACTAAATATACTTGTTTTTTGAACACCACATGTTAGTCTCTAATTGTCATTGGCTTTGGTCAACTGGTATAGGTTTTTTCCTCCTG